GTCTTCATGCGGAAGAAGTTCCGCTACGGCGTCGATGACCGGAAGAACGTCGGCTACGGCCTGTGGCAGCTTGGCTACGGCAGCAAGCAGACCCTGAACGCCACGTACTATGCAGCGGCCAGGGCGGCCATGATGGCCTTCACCAACGACGAGGGCGTCCCGTTGGGCATCACACCGACCCACCTGGTCGTTCCTCCGACCCTGGAATCCAATGGCCGGGCCGTCGTCGAAGCGCAGTTCGACTCCGCTGGGGCAAGCAACGTCTGGTTCAATACCGCGAAGCTGGTCGTCGTGCCGTGGCTTGCGTAACGAAAACCTTGCGGGTGAGCGGGCCCGCCCCGCTCCCCCCCGGATGATCGGTCCGGATGAAGGGGGAGCGGGAAAAACGCTCAACAAGGAGGAGCTTAAGATGATCAAAATCAGAAGCAAAAAAGCCGGGTTCAGACGTTGCGGCATCGCCCATCCGAAGGAAGAGGCGCAGTATCCCGATGACCGATTCAGCAAGGAGGAATTGGCCATTCTCAAAGCGGAACCGGTGCTGACCGTTGAGATCGTCCCGGACAAGAAAGAGAAAACCGAGGATTCCGGTGCAACCGAAAAGGCTGAAGCGGATGAAACCGGCAAAGAATCGGCCAAAACCGGGAAGAAAGGTAAACGGTAATGGCTTACTGCACCCAAGACGATATCCTGAATCTGCTCAATGAAACCGCGCTGATTCAGTTGACGGACGATGATGGAGCGGGTGAGATCGACACCGATAAAGTCACCCGCTCTATTGCCGACGCCGATGCCACCATCGATGCGTATTGCCAGGATCGATATGCCATCCCGTTGTCCCCTGTGCCTTCGAAGATTCGCCAGATCAGCGTGGATATCGCGGCCTATAATCTCTACTCCCGCAGCGATCTGGAAATGCCTGAAATCCGGGCGGACAGGAACAAAGAGGCGATTCGATTCCTGGAAAAGGTGGCTGAAGGGAGAATAAAGCTCGGATCGGCGACGCCCTCTCCGGCCAATACGGACAATGCGGTGAATATGGATTCCAATGACCGGATCTTCACCAGGGACAAGATGTCGGGGTTTTAAATGATCGAGACGATTCAAGACGACATCATAACGCAACTGCAGAAGATCACTACCGCGGCCAGCGTCGGCGTCTGGCAGGGAGATATCGAGGATCTGCTCAAGTCGCCCCAGCGCCTGCCTGCTCTGAATGTGATCTACCACGGTGCGGATTTTGACGAAAAAAAGGTCATCGGGACCAACCGGGCCGATCACCAGATGGACTTCCTCATCGTCCTGGTTTCCAGGAACCTCAAGAGCAGGGAGGCTGGTGCATCCGAAGCCTACACGATCATCGAGGCGGTCAGAAACTACCTCATCGGCCACCAGATCAGCCCTTACGGGTGGCTCTGGCCTGTCAGGGAGGACCTGGTGACGGCTGAGGGAGGGCTGCTGGTCTATGGGCTCAATTATCGTTTGAAAACGAACGTCATCGCAACCGAGCCGGTCCCTGAACCGGAACCGTAAAAAGGAGGATTTATGAAGAAACTCTACTACGAAGAAGGGCCGAAAATCATGGGCTGCGGCATTGCCGGGCAGTTCAAGATCGGCGTCCCGAAGGAGGTCCCCGACGATGTGGCGGAAGTCCTGCTCCGCAAGGGGAGGCTGAAGGAATACCAGGAAAACCAGCCGGAGATCGCATCCGGCCGAAGCAAGAAGGGAAAGGAGGAATAACCTATGTCTCAGCAATCAGGCGCTAATGCCGTATTGAATTTCGACACCGAAACGGCGTTCAAAAGCACCCCCGGTGCGCCGGACGCCCATGTCCTGCCGTTCACGACTGAATCTCTGCGGCTGAACCGAAATCTCGTGTCGTCCAACACGATTCGTTCGAACCGCAATCCCCAGGCCCCGGTCCGGGGAAATGTGGACGTTTCCGGCGACATCAATTTTGAGCTTTCTCCTCAGTACGGGAAGCTCTTCAAGCACATCTTCGGCAGCTATGGCGTTGCAGGTGGAGCGGCACCATACACGCACACCTACAAGATCGGCGCGCTGCCGGTCGGGATGTGCATCGAGAAGCAGTTCACGGATCTCGCCACGGACAAGTATCTCCTATACAACGGCTGCCGGGTGAACAGCTTCAGGCTGGCTGCCAAGCCGGAAGGGATGATCAACTGCTCGGTCTCCATCATGGGGGCGAAGGAGACCATCGGAGCGGCTACCTTCGACGCAACGGCGACCGACAACGGCCACACGCCTTTCGACGGATTTTCCGGGTCCATCCAGCGCGGCGGATCCCCGCTCGGGACGATGACCGAGATAGATTTCACCCTGGACAACGCCCTGGACGGCAACAACTACGTCATTGACGGTACCGGCCAGCGTTACAGCCTTCCCGAAGGAAGGGCGAAGGTGACCGGCACGGCCAAGATCCTCTTTGAGGACGATGTTCTTTATGCCCTGGCCATCGCCCACACCGAAACCACCCTGGAGCTGCATTTCACGAAGGGTGCGGGGACAGGGGCATCGGCAGGAAACGAGAAGATGAGCTTCTACTTCGATGAGGTCATTTTCAAGCCTCAGTCTCCGGTCATCTCCGGGCCGACCGGCCTGCTGGTGGAGCTGCCTTTCGAGAGCTACTACAACGACGATGCCGATGCTTCGGCCCTCCGGATGGTGCTCTTGAGCCCGATTGCCACATTCTAAGCGCGGAAAGGAAACGACATGGAAAAAGAAATCGACGGGAAAAAATTCAACATCCGGCCCCTCAGCAGGGGCGAAGTCAAGGCTCTGCGCAAGAAGGGCTATAACATCGGCAATTTGTCCATCGAAAACGCGGACGACGCAGCCGATGAGATTCTGGAGATGGTCTGCGGTGCGGAGCAGATCCGCGAGGTCGATGCGCTTCCGAACGACAAGGCGCTGGAACTGTTCAAGGCGATTATCGACCTGAGCTATGGCAAGGGGAACGATGAAAAAAACTTGAAGCCATCTGGCAGTGGTACGAAGGCGGCGGACCTGCCAGGTGCAGCGGATGCGTAGACAGGTCTCGGTGTGACCGATGCCGGAACGCCCCGCCCGCTTTATTGCCGGAAAACGAAGACGCCTGGGACCTATGGACAAACGTTTTGACGCAATGGCGGGTGGGGCCGAACGGTGTGATCGGTCTCGATTACAACGCCGCCGCCATGATCGCGGGCGTCATCGAGATCGAATTTGACAAGGTGATCCTGAGAAAACTCAGGGCGCTTGAGCGGAGCGTGTTGAAAGGGATCCATGAAAAGCAGGACGCAGGAAAGCAAAACGACCCAAAATCGGCGTTTTGCCGGGCCTGCCGGGCGGCAAAGAAGAACGTGGACTGCTCGACCTGCAATATCGACCAGATAGTTGTGAAGAGCCCAAATGACGAAACTCGAAATCATCATCGCAGCTAAAGACCTGGCCACCGGCGTTGTGCAGACGGTGAATTCGGCGACACGTGCCTACAAGCAGACGCTCCAGGAGGCCAACGGTGCCGCGAACGAGTTCTCCGGGACAATTCGCAACCTGTTCCTTTCGTTCGGCGGTTATGCCGTCATCAAGAACGCCGTCAGCGCCGGTTACAGCTTCAATTCCACGATGGAGGAAACCCGCGTCGGTTTGGGTTCCCTGATCTACTCTATGCGGGAATTCCGCGATAAAGCCGGGGACATCGTCACTGGCCAGCGGGCCTTCGAGGCCGCCCTGAGTCTGAGCGTCCAGACCCAAAACCGCCTTCGCATCGGCGGTCTGGAGACGGCCGCAACCTACGAGCAACTGACGAAGGCATATACACAGTCGTATGTCCCGGCCCTCAAGGCCGGTTTCGATGAAAAAATGGTCGTGAATTTCTCCACGGCCATCGTCCAGGCGGCCACGTCCATGCGGGTGCCGCTGGATATGCTTGGCGAAGAGGTTCGCAGCATCCTTGCCGGCAACATGACGCCACGGACGACCATGCTGCAGCCGCTCATGGAGGCAGCCGGGCTGACCAACGAGAAGATCCGCCAACTGAACGCCGAAGGGAAGCTCTATCCTGCCGTCATGAAGGCCCTGGCAGGGGCCACAATCGGCGCTGCCGAGGCATCCAAGAATTTGTCCGTCCAGTTGTCGAACTTGAAGGACGCCGCCACCCAGGCCCTCGGAAAGGGTATGGAAATCGGTTTTCAAAAGACGAAGGGCATCATCAAGGACGTCACTGATTCCATCGTCACGTTCAACAAGGAAACCGGCGAGATCAAATGGAACGAGAGCCTGATCGTCTCGTTGCAGAAAATGGACGAGAAGGTCTTCTCGGTCATCGACGGGATCCGGAACATGAGCAAGGCGATCAGCGATTTTACGAAGAATCATCCCGTCATCGTGGATCTCCTTACCGGCTTCGGCGGTCTGGCGGCGAAGATTCTGGCGGTCGGCGTGGCCATCCGGGCTATCGGCGGGACTGTG